CCACCTTGTTGGTGAGCCGCCCGCGCAGTGCAACACCACCTGCGTTTTAGCAGGTGTGACTGAATTAACAGTCACGTTTTCCAAAGGAGGTATGATGGCTCTGAACACCAAAATCCGACGTAGGTCCGAACGTTTCGGACCTGCGCGGACTGGTACCCGACGTTACCGTCGGGACCGCTTAACGGGCGCATGGCGTCTGACTTCAGACGGCCGTGGCCCCTACAGCGGGTTCAGAGGGACTCAGATTACTGAGTCCGAAGGTCACCAATGGCCGCCCCCTCGAGGGGCGTTCAAAGGTGATGTTGGTGGACCATTCTCTACAGTTCGACAATATGCGCCCTTCAGAAATGAAGGAGTGCACTTTGAAGAGCTGAGGAGTTTCAGTTCGGGCGCGGATGATCTGCAACGTGATGTTTCAGAACATGCGCGTATCCCGGTGACGATCACGAATAGCAGCTGGCCTGCATCGCTTCAATCCTCGGATGAGGACTTAGAAGCCATGGGCGCTACTGCTGTTGCGCGTACGTCACCCACCAATGCAGCGTCTAATTTGCTGACTGCCATAGGTGAGATTGTGAAGGACGGCTTGCCGTTCTCCTCGTCTCACCGAAATTGGCAGGAGCGTGCCTCGATCGCGCGAAGTGCGGGATCGGAGTACCTCAATCAGCAGTTCGGATGGATGCCCCTCGTGAACGATGTTCTGCAATTCGCAGACGCCGTTCGTAATGCTGAGACAATTATGTCTCAGTATGAACGAGATATGGGCAAACTTGTCCGTAGACGCTACGAGTTCCCATCAGAGCGATCGGTTGACAATGAAGTCGACCTTGGTTTGGTTACTGGCCCCGCAGGGGTCAGTTCCTCACCAGGGTCGGCTGCTATTCTTCCGATCACGCCAGGGCGGTTGGTAAAGTCCGTTGAAAGACGGACGGATACCTGGTTCTCAGGTGCATTTAGTTACGGAATTCCTCTCAACTCGACAAGTCGAGAGGGTTCCGCATCTCTGGCAGCGGAAGCCGATAAATTGTTCGGCATATCGCTAACGCCAGATGTACTCTGGGAACTCGCTCCCTGGTCCTGGGTCGTCGACTGGTTCAGTAACGTTGGAGATGTTCTTGCGAATGTCTCTGACGCAATGAGCCAGGGCCTGGTTATGCAGTACGGATACATTATGGAACATACTACCCATAGTGTTACGTACTCGGTAAAGGGCCTCCTTCAAGGAGGTAAACCTATACCGCTCGCTCCTATTCGACTCGTAACAGAGTCGAAGAAACGAGTTAGGGCTAACCCCTTTGGATTTGGGGTAAGTTGGGACGGCTTGTCACCGCTCCAGCTCTCCATTCTTGCTGCGCTCGGTATTTCACGATCGTAGCTCGAGGCGGTTTTGCACTGCCTCATAACCATCAATCGCTCACCTTGAGTGAGCAGAAGGAGCAATGCCCATGTTCTCAGATCCACAATCCGTCACCATCTCTGGTACGCCGATTTCGCTGCCCCGTGTTTCAAACGGGGTTAACGATTCGAAATACTCGAGTGCTGATGGACTGGTGGACCTGTTGGCCTCCCACGCCTATGGGCGTAGGACCCGACGGGTTCTCCGGTTGGATCATTCGAAGATAGCC